CCTTACGTTTCAAAACGTAGGCTTTCTAAATCCAATGCTATCTTCATTTGTTCCAACTGTTTGAATTTCTTTAAGTCCTTCGCACGTTGACCGACTTCAACCGATGTATCTTTGTAGGCTGGCAATGTAACAATGCTAACTTCAATCAGTTCATCGATTTTATTTATGGTTTGAACGTACTCATTATCTATGTTTTGCCATGTACGAGCCGTTGAGTCATTAGGCGGCAATGTGTAAAAGAAACTGCACTGATTAACGTTGCCTGCTTTAATATTCTCATAAATATCTCTGGCGTAAGATGTGTTAGGCAAGCGACACTTAAAGTACAAACCTTTTTCATCTACATTCAACTCAAGCGTTCCCGCCTGTGTGCGTCCTATAATGTAACTGAAATCATGATTGATTAAACATTTGACATCACTTACATCTACACCATCTAAGGCGTTAGGTGCTACAATTTCTCTGAACCCACCCAAGTCATCACTCATCGAATCAAAGATAATTGCATACCCTTCAATAACCATGTCTTGCTGTCCAGTGTCAACGTTACTATTCGCCATACTCATCACCTCCCTTAATGGAGTTCTTTTCGACTTCTTTGTCAATTTTAGATTTTTGGTAATTTTCTAATGTATTAAGAGGGGCTCTGTTAAGGTCAACCAATGGTTGTTCACCATGTTCAATAGGTTGATAACCAAATACACTTCTTGCTTCGTCTGTTGAAATAATTCCTTTACTGTGCAATTCCGTAATACGTTGTAATTGTAGCTCTGGATCAATGTCGATGAGACGTGATGAATCAAACTCTAATTCGTAACCAGAATCAATAAACTTAAATATTTTTGTTTCGAGTTCTGCAATCATCATTTTAAATATTGGATCTAATGTACTTTGCAAATACTCTAAGTTTGCTTGTGTGATAGATGTATTGACTGTTTCAATACCTAGTTTAGATACCGGCAAACCGAACGCTTTAGCAACTTGAGATGTACTGAACTTATAACTATTTAAGAAGTTCAATACTTCGGTAGGAATTTGCAACCTGCTGAATTCCATTGTGTCGTCGATAGCAACTAAACCACCGTTGTTTTTTAATTGACTTTCTGAAAAGTTCTTTTTCAATTCTCTTAATTGTTCAGCATTGATTTGCCCTTTTCTATACTTCAATACTGATGTCGAAGTCCCACCATTATCGAAGAAGTTACGCAGGAAGCTCTTAGAGCCTTGAGAAATACCAATCTCATGTGCTAGTGCATACAACGGACTGTATCCTACATATCCATCTAATGTGATATATCTGAAATGTAATATATCATCGCTTGTTATCTTAACGGCATTACCTTCCACATCTTCACTTACGTTGTAAATAATTTCGCCGTCTTTTTCCTCAATTCCTACTAAGTCGTTATGTAAGAAGTGGAATCCAACAGGAAAATCATTTTTGTCACGCACAATTTCAACAAAAGATTGACCGTTAAGCAGCATATTCGCGATAATTATAAACTTAAAGTGCCAACCCGGTAAGTCCGAATACGGATTGTTATTAAATAGATCCAGTATTTGGTCCATCACTGTATTTGTTTCGTGACCTTTAACCTTTAATTTAGTACTTGCAATGTCTGCAGATATAATTCGTGTAGCAGTGAATACATCGCTATTACGTAAAGCATTTATACCAACATAACTTGCGTGTGTGCCATGTTCTTGCCAATACAATAATCGTTCTAAATCTCTGTTCATTTTTCCTTGCTTACTTGTAAAACCTAAATCAAGTAATGGCATTTTTAACTGTCACCCCCTTTCTGACTTATCGAGGTATTGTCATATGCTTGATTTAAAACACAAGAGAGACCAATGAGCAACAGTCCACCAATGGTATAAGCTAAAGGTTTCCAAAGTATAAACAAGCCATAGAACAGACCTATTAAGCCCACAATAAATAATAGTATTACTACAAGTGCATATAAGAACTTTTGCATTATTTCACCCCTTTCCTATAAAAATAGTGGCAATAAAGTTTCACTGTCCCATTCATGTTCAGAAGCCATCACATAAGCAAATATGGTCGACATGAGTGGATCTATCTTTTCTCTGTTCATTTTCTTCTCAATCATTAATGAGTCGTTAGTATCTTTAGCCACCGCGTTTTTAATCGCAATGTCTAACAACGGGTTTTTATGATGTTTGATGTCTCCATTAATCACTTTCAATCTAAAATCTAGTATCGGATTAGATAACGTTTGTGGCCCTTGCCTTATTTCCACTAAATCATATGGCCAATCGCGTCGTTCGATTTCAGCAATAACACCATGTATCGAATATGGGTCATAGCATGTTGCTTGTACGTCTAAATTATATCGGTCTATATAGTCCTCTATATAATTCAAAACTTGATCAGTATTGATAATACCGCTTTGTAAATCGGTAATCGTACAATAACCGTTTTCTGCAAGTTGTCTATAATCGATAAAGTCTCTATCAATCTTGCCATCTAATCCACCTTTAGTAGCGACAAATGAATGACTGGTTACATAATATTCTTGATTATCTTCATCAAGATGAACGAATGATACTGCTGTTAAGTCATCAGCACGCGACAAGTCTAAACCAATATAAGTTTTAGAACCATATATATCAAAGTCGTTCTCGTTCTTTTTCCAATCATTGAAATCTAAGTAAGATTCTGTACTTGCTTGTAACCAATAATTGAAGTTTTTAACAAGTACCTTGAACATAGATCCTTTTTTATTAGCTTCTGCTACACGCTTTTCTAAATACTCTTCAATTTGCTCTTTCAAGTCATCTGACTCATTTATTAATGGATTGGACTTGGCCCATGTTGTTTTATCTTGCCATTCATCTTCCAAATCTTGTTCGTAGATAATCGCAAAGTATTCTGGATCGTCATAAACTTCAGCTAAGATATCTTTAGCGTAAGGCCATTCATTTGTGTACATTGGTGAATTCAAGTTAAAACCTGCGGTACTGATAATAAAGATGAGTGATTGATATAAGTTACCTTGACCTGATTGGATTAATTCGACCATTTCGTCTGTCTTAGCTGCATGGTATTCATCAATAACTGCTAGGAACGGTTCGAAACCATCGACTGCACTTGTATCACGTGACAATGGCATAACAAAAGAGTCATCACGCAAGTTATTAAGCAACTCGCGTACTTTTTTAACGTCTTTCTTTAATTCTGGTACTTTTGATACTAAATGCATAAGTTGTTTAGTTACCATGTTGAATACTACGCTTGCTTGTTTCTTGTCATTAGCTGCGCAAAATATCTGTCTGCCTTCTGCAGGTTCTCTATCGAACAAAAAAGAATAAAGAACAAGTCCACTTACTAAAAGTGACTTACCTCCTTTTCTTGCCATTGAGATAAAAGCTTTTCTAAATCTCAGCATATCTCTGTCTTTCGTGAACCAACCTCTGACACTTGCGACAATGAACTTTTGAAACAATGTCAATTTGTGTATCTTACCTTTTGTATCAGGTAGTGTTTCCATGAATTTAATAACCTTTTTGGCACGTTTAGGTTTATAGATATAATTCCATTCAGAATTATCTATTGACTTGTGTATATCTTTTAAATGACGAATACAGGCAAGTCTAGTATCCTTACATGTAATGTATGCACCGGATAGAACCATGACACAGTATTTGTATGCATCATCTCTTAAATCATTGGGTATATTTAGAAGCTTTTCATACGCTTTAGGTATTTTAACGTTAGTCATCTTCATCAACACCAAATTCATCGTAAACCGATTTTGCTTTATCCTTTTCAACCGGTACAACTAAACGCATACGACTATCAATTGTCATACCCAATTTGCCACATATGCTTATAATTTCTCTTGTAGTATCCATGAATGTGACATATGGTCCTGTTTTACGATGGTTATCTGGTTGATACGTACCAACTTGTTGCATTTCTTGATATGCTTCATCGCTAATATCAACTAATTGACAATATTTTTTTATCAAACCATAGTCTAATTCTGCAATTGGTAGTTGTTGTAAAAGAGGAACAACACGCCCCCATTCTTTAGCAGCACCTTCGGTTAAATCTTCTGGTAAATTTTCTGCATTAATCTGATCGAACTCATAAAGCCCATTTTCAACGTTTTCTGCTTCTTGCAATTCTTCTTTAGTGCGGTGTCCTTGCTTTTGTATGTTCAATTTACGTGGTCTAGCCATCTGACCACCTCCTTTTGTAAAATTACAACATCGAGTTTTGGGAATTTGGGTGAAAAAAAGGCCGGCTCGTTTAACTCAAACCTTAGAGCCACAGGGGTTTTAGAACGCCCCGTTAATTTTATAAAAACATATATTATAAAAATTATTTTTTGTGAATTTTATTGTGACACCCGATACAGACTACCTCTAAATTATCCATATCCAGTCTTTTACCCCAGTCCTCTTTTAGCTCTACCTTATGGTGAACAATCAAATCTTTATCATTCACTATGCCTTTATTCAAACAGTGTTGACACAAGTGATTATCACGTAACAATACTTGTTTACGTAACTTACGCCACTGCGAACTGTTGTAAAACGATGTATACTCTTTATTGCGCTTATTATGCCTAACCTCTTGGTTATACCTTTGTGTATTGGCTTTCCTATAGTCTTGTAGCTCGCTTTGACTATAAGTTCTGTTTCCTAATCTAACTTTTGGTTCTTTAAACAAATTTTCTTTTCAACTTCTTTCAATGAATTGAATTTCAATTACAAATATAAAAAA